GGTGTTTCCGTTGTCAATTGTGTCAGGCGTGCGACCGTCAAGATAGCCGGTACCGTTGAACGCATCGTGGATGATCAAGGTTTCGCCGCCCGGGATGAACTGCACGGTCGGCGGCGTCATCCCGTGTACTCCACGACGATCTCAAGGTCTGTGGTCGCGCTGCCGATCGTGATTTCCAGCCCAAGCCGGTCGTTCTCATCCACCGCCGTGTTCGTCAGGCTGGTAGCCGATGCGCCGGTGCTGGTGACGGTGATGCTGCCGATCGTGGTCGCGTCGGTCAAATTCTTCAGGACCGCCGTACACGTTCCGCTCGACGTCTTCGCGTAGTAGTTCGTCACGGTCCGGGCCGTGGCCGCCCGCCCGTCGATCGTGTACGTCTTTCCGACTGTCGGGGCCTCGATCAGCATGAGGTAGCTGTCGGAGAGATCGTTGTCGAGTTCGGTGAGGGCGATCGAGGACCGGGCCACGCCCTTGAACTTGGCACCGGCGCCCGCAGCGTGGTCGTAGAACAGGAGGTCGCCATCATTGCCGGCGCCCTGGGCGACGTTGACATCGGCTAGGTCGTTCAGTTCCGCATCGCCAGAGAACGTCCCAGCACCGTCGCACTGGATGATGCCGTCGAGCGTGGACGTGACCTCGAACGTGCCGGACGACGTGATGGGGTTCGTACCGGCGACCGTAAAACCGCCGGGCATCAGAAGCCCGACACTGGTCACGGTGCCGGTGCCGCCGGTCAGCGGGGCACAGTACGACACGTCGGCGTCGGTCACGGTCAGGCCGACCGTCTGGGCGGCTGAGGTCTCGACGATGTGGATGACGATGTCCGCCGGTGCATTTGCCCCGACCTGGATCGTGCCGTCCCAGAGGCTGTGCGTGTCCTCGGTGCGGGCGGCGATGGTGTAGGACACCTCTCCGCCGCTGGTGTTCTGGGTCTCGCTGATGCTGAGGCCAGGCACCTCCAGTACGACCGCGGTCCCGTCGCCGGGGTCGGTCGTCAGCGTGACATCGACCGTGGTCGCGTCGGTGTTGCTTAGTTCAAGCCTCGTCGGGTTGCACGACATCGGCGTCCTCCTTCTTGAATGGCACCAGCCTGTTCAGGGCTTCCTTCCGTCGTCCACAGCCGCAGTCTCGACCCGTCGCCTTGGCGACAGTCTCGACGACCTTCTTGATGCCGGTGGCCTCCGTCACGGCCTCCACCACATCGCCTAGTCCCTTCGGCTTGCTCATGTCGTTATCGTCGCCGTTCTAGAGTAAGAGGTGAAGACGTAGCCCTGCTTTTCTAGCACATGCTTGTTGGATGGACATGCCGGGCGAAGATTTGGGAAAGCAATGGGTGCTGTAGTGTAAGTAAAAGCGGGAGCAATTTGGTTGTGGCTCGCAGGCGTGCAAATTCCATAACCCGAACCGTTATCATAAACTACGACCGGGTATTGGTCTGGATAAGAAAACGACTGCCCGGATGTAAAAGACGGTTGGACAACATTTCCGTTTTCATCCTTGCCCCACATAGCATAAGCATTGTTTCCGACAATCAAAGATGTTGAATGCCCAACGACAACCCCATCCCATGAAGGACTTCCAGAAGGAAACCCAAAATCAGTGTTTGTGTAGGCGTTTACTGTGACGCTACCGAGTTGTGTCCCGTTGAGCAAATACGGAAGCCTGACTCTAGGGTCAAGTCTGAAAAACCCTTTGCTTAGGCAATCTTCGCAGTACATTGCTTCGGCTTGTCCGCAAGCCCACACGCCGCCTTCTGGCACAAGAGTCACATCTATGACCCGGTCCCATTGCCTAAAAACGCTGTTGTCTGGATACCGGAGATCGGCGTGCCATTCTGCTCTAAATCTAACAGAGGAACTTGATGCAACCAATGAAGTGCCGTTGAACTCAAGATCCCAATCTTCTAGAAAATAAAGCGTCTCGTATCCACCGAACGGCGCGGTCGGGACGTTGGCCGCGACCAGAACGTCCACGTTGATGTAGTGGGTGCCGGTGGGGTTGGTGCAGGTATCCTCGCCACAGCAGCACCGTCGCATCAGACACACTCCCACTGGTTCGGCCACTGGAAGACGATCAACGGCTTGATGCCGTTGTCGTCTTCTGCCGCCGGGTGCGTGTAGACCATGACAATGGCACCAACAGGAGCAGGCTCCAGCGTGGCGAGGGTCGCGTCCACCGTCAGCCCCATCGCTGTCGTGCTGGTGTTGTTGATCTCCCAGATGTTGATGCAGTTGTTCCAGATCAACGGCGTGTCAGCCGCTGCGACGTACAGGTAGTCTGTCCCCCAGTTGACCGGCTCCAGGTCGTAGAGCCACTGGTTCCGACCTGTGACGCCATCGGCCTCAAACTGCTCGGTGGAGGCAGCGACCCGCATGACATACGGGCCTCGCCAGAACAGGGGTGTGCCGTATGTTCCAGGCATCAGGAAGGCACCGAACCAGTCAGAGTAATCGCATCTTCAATGTACGACCGGCTGTCGTACGGAACGTAATCCATGAAATCGTTGAAGTCCGAATATCGAAGATACGGGTTTACCCACAGAGTCACGTTCGTCTGAAACAAGATGGTTTCTCCGCCTTCGGCACAGGCGGGAATGATAGGCGGCATCGAGCCAACTACCGTCGCCGGGGCTTGCTCAAGATGCCACCACTCGTCGTGGACGAAGACAAGATCGACTCTGTGGAATGTTGTCTTACCGATCTTGGTGATGTTCAGCGATTCCATGACCAGCGAATACGACGGCCATCCAAAGAACAGCGAACCATTACGGTTGCCGATCATGGATGCACCCTCTCCGGTGGTCCAATACTCCCACTCTTCTGGAACTACGATGCTGCCGACGCCAGCAGTGTCCACGTCGTAGTAGGGTGCCCTGATCACGAACGAAACGGTCATCACATGCTGATCAATATTGATCTGCATGGGCTGTCCGTTGACATCGACGCGCTGGCCCTCGACCTCCGTGCAGGATATGGAAATCGGCTCAAAACTGTCCGGGTCTTGCGGATCAGTAAGCCCACCAAACATCGATGGAAGCGGAGAACTTTCAGCCCAGGGATTCGATCTCCACGCTTGCGCAGTTCGAGACCGAACGGTCTTGGTGACCTCGGTGTGTCCACGACCTCCGTATGCGGCTACGAGTTGGAACTCTGCCCTCAGTTCCCAGACTCGATCCGTTCCAAAGACGCGACCGCCTTGGATGGAAATGCACTCAAAGCCGACCAAGCCGCTGCCGGTGAGACTGTTGGCAGGAACCAGCCTGTACGGATAACTCCACAGGCTGGTGGACGTGTCAACTTCTGCCCCAACAACTCCAGGCACAAACTTGAAGTAGTCTTGCCAAGCGGACTGGAACTGAAACAAGTCAGAAAGTGGATCTTCGTCGCAGTCGGTGAAACGCCAGACACCAGTCGCAGTGGTCGGCTCAAAAACAGCCCCATACTGGATGTTGTCGCTCGGATGTACTCTGATCGGCTCGCTGATTGTCATGGACCTTGCCCCGTAAGCCCCGTGGCTCGTTGCATTGCCGCGGCCTGCCGAACAGCAGCACCGCCTGGATCAACAGCACCGCCGCGAAGGTAGAAGTCTGCTGCTTGCTTTAGAAACGCGACTGCATAGTCGTAGGCAGCAGACAATGTCATCTGCGATTCTTCTAGAGCATATTCGGCTCGACCGCGGCGAAGTTTGGCTGCTGATACGGTCGGGTCCTGTGCGAATTGAAGTTGCTGTTGGATTTTAGCGGCTTCGATCTGGGCTAGTTTCCCACCCATCGGTCCGGCGAACTTGAATCGTTCGGTCAACTCGCTTCCTCGCCTTGCACTGTTGATGGCGAAGTTTACGATGGACCTTGCCGTCGAAATCGTCAAGCCAACGGCACCGAGGACCGTGAGGAATCCAGCAAGCGGAGAAGCCTGGAACAGTTGTGCTGCCATGCCTCGCTTGCCAAATAGTTGTCTTCCAGCCTGTTGTCGAAGCAGGTCACGCTGCCGAAGCCGATCTCGGCGGCGGTTCATATGCTCTTCGTGAGCAAGCCTCTTCCGCTTGTAGATCTCGTACTCAATGCTCCACCTTTTGACCCGCTTGTCCTTCTCTCGTTCCTTGCGGTTTTCGTAAGCCCTCCTCCAGGCTTCCATGCGAGTCTGTCGAGACTCGGCCATCCGCACGTTGTGCTCAGCCTTGCGGAGATTCGACATTGCCGCACCGAATCGCTCGGGCGATGCGGTCGTCATGCGACTGACCCGCTCCCGAGCCTCTCGGAGTTGGATCATCGCCCGCTCTTGGTCGCGGGCGAAACTCTTGCTGACACGACGAGTCGAACGCTTGAGATCCCTCTCAAACTTTTCGGTCTTACCCCGGATATTGATGAACAGGTTGCCTACCGTCGCCATTTGGCAATCTCCTGCAAAGCCTGGTCCATCGTCTGCTTCTCACCGGCCTCGTACTGCCAGTAAAGCATCCAATTCAGGTACTCGCGAGCGGACATGCGGGACAGGGCTTCGCTGACCGTCATGCCGAGTTCCTTGGCAAGACGGTGATTTGCCAGGTCCCGCGTCGTCAGTTTCCCTCGTCGTTCAAACCGTTGAGTTCAGCGCACTCGTCGTAGATGCGCTTCTGGATCGAGAACGGCCAGTGCCGGACCTGCTCCGCCGTCACCGCGTTCGGCGGATCCCAGGACATGGCGATGATGACGGCCATGTCGGCGTCCTCTGTGATCTCGTTCCACTGGGCACCGCTCAACTCTCGGAGCGTCACGGACTGCCCATCAATCTCAACGGTCTTGGTCTTGAAGGTAAACATCGGGTGGCCTCGGCGGATCAGATGAACGAGTCACCAGCCGCAAGCATGAAGTTGACGGTCACAGTGGCCGCCTCGTCCATGCTAGCATCAACCGTGAATCCCGTAACGTGAACATTGGCGGCAATGAGGGTTTCGCTGGTCGAGCAGTCGGCCTGCTTGGTCGCGACCGCAAGCGACACAGCGGTGCAACCAGTGAAGTAGCCCTCGAGGACAGTAATCTGTCCGTCGTTCAGGACGCCGGTGATGGATCCAGTGGGGACCGCTCGAAGGCCGGGGACCGCAGACCGCTGGGCTTCGTCAGCCGCAGTAATGTCGATCTGGGGACGCTCGCCGGCGTCCATCGAGATGGAGGTGACATCAATCGCCACCGATCCGCCGATCAAGGCCGTAAGGCCGTTTCCAATGACCTTTGCCATCAGAAGTTCTCCATGTTGATGGTGATGACGTACTCGCCGGGCCTCTGCCCGTCATACGAGGGTTCGTAAGACCGAACCAGAGACTTGACGCGAACGGGGCAAGAGTCGCCCGGAGCCGCCGCCACAATACGCTGTGCGATGGTCTCCGCACCCAAGAGGGTGCGATCGACCACCGTAGCCTCCCACTGGATCAGCGGCGGGCCGGGATCCGTGGGCGTCGAGCCGGTGTAGACATCCTGCTGGAAGTCGTAGATCACAAACGGGAAGTCTGTGCCGTTTGAACGAACGAACGGCGAGACCTTCACGGTCACGTCGTTGACGGCGGCAACAAGGAAGTCGTGGACTTCTTCAGGCACTGACACCGAGAACCTCCTTGAAGGCTCGAACGGCCCGAGCCAGAGCCGAAGCCCGGCTACGCTGGAACGCCCGATAGCGGACCTTGTAGGCCCGGTTATGCTTCTTGTACTTCACGTTCCAGGCACCGTCTTCCAGCAGGTGGGACAGGTTGCCTTGGTACACGTTGTCCCTGCCCTTCCGCTTCATCATCGACTGGTATCGCCATGGCTTGTTTCCCTTGGCGACGTTGAAACGGTACTTGTAGGCGGATGCCTTTGACGCGAAGTCGCGGAAGCGTCCGCCACGCTGCTTGTGCTTCTTGGTGCCAGCACCGTAGCGGTATCGATGGCTGGCGTACTCGCTCTGGCTGGCGGAATCCACGATCCGCATGGCCTGGCGGAGGCCGTTCTTCAACTTTGAGATGCTGGCCTGGTCGCGCATCTTGATGACCTCGCCGATCTCGTCCATCAGTTCTTCGATGAAGGACTCGTCGATCACAGGTCCACCTCGTAGGCGTACACGATCAGGTAGCGGTCCCGCTCGTCCCAGCGGTCGATCCGCTCTGGGCGGTAGGTGGCGGATCGGAACACGATCTCGCACCCGTAGTCCATGCGGTCGTCGTGACGCATGGTGAACTTGTAGTAGCGGCGTCCAGCCGTCTCCTGCATCCCGGCGTCCGAGATGTAGCCTCGGATGCTCTTGGCGTCTGTCCAACACTCGAACGAACTAAAGTTATAGGACGCCTGTCCAGCGGCGTCAGTCGTCTGGGCCGGGGTCCGAACCGTGATGCGATGGCGGAACTTGCCGACCTGCATCACATCTCCCCGTTTCGGTAGGACTCGATGATGGAGCGGTACGCGATCGGGACCGTCTCTAGTTTCGCCTCGTTTACCAGTTCGCGGTTCTCGTAGAAGTGGGCAGCCACGCCGAAGATGGCAAGTTTCAGGTTCGCCGGGACATCGGTGTTGCCAGCCTGATACTGCCAGGTCACGGTCTTGCGGATCGTGTCGAGGTAGGAGCCGACCACGGGAACGAGGTGGTAGCCGCCGCGGCTCTTCAGGACGTAGTAGTACGACGACACATCGTCAGACACGTTGGTCTCGGAGTCGTACCGCGTCACGATCGTGCTGGCGTTGACCACCGGGTAGTACGCGGCACGGAACGGGGGAATGAAGTATCCCTCGCTCTGTTGCACGGTACAGGCACGGCACAGGCGACCAGTCCAATCCTCGACGGCCTCGACCGCGGCGTCCAGCGACCGCTGCGCGGCAGGCTGGTCGTCGGTCGTCTCCAGACGAATGTGGTCCACGAACTCGGCGAGCTGGAAGTTGTGGTCTGCCTTGGAAACGAACTCGATCATTGTCGTCATCCGTCAGCCCCCTCCCCCCCCGAAGGGGGGAAGGGGACTCCGTGAGTTGTTGAGAATCAGGCCACGCAGACGATGGCACCAGCCGCGAACGGACGCAGCCAGCGACCATCGGACCGCATTCTGGTCCTATAAACAATCTTTCCAGAATCTCCCTGGCTATAGGGGTCCACCTGCTGGCTGAATCCGGCCCGGTCGAAGATGCAGTAGTCTTCGGCGTGGGCAAGGATCATCGCGGTGTCGCCCGCAGCGAACGAACCAGTGAGGTTGTTCGACACGAACACCGGAAGACCAAGCAGGGTGCCGACTTCGAGGCTCGACGCCGGGGTGCCGGTGAGGAGCGGCTGGAAGAGCGGACGACCCTGAGCATCCAGAACCTTGCTGAGGGCAGCGAAGGTCGCCTGGTTGGTCATCCAGCGGAGACCGCCCCAGTACTGCGCGGGGATCGCACCGTAGCGGAGGTTGGTGAGAGCGTCGGTCCAGGTCTTGCTGGCCGTCGCTGCCGCCGCCGCGTCGGAGATGTCGATGTCGATGATCTGACCGGCAGGGAGGTAGTCCTCGATGCCGACGCCATTGCCAGTGACCGCGTTGTAGAGCCAGCACGGGTCGGGACCAGCGGTGCCGCCC